AGCAAGAACCATGCATCCGTATCAGTTAGATAATGGTTTACAACAGTTCCGCCAGGTACAACACCCATTGAACGCACAGCGTTCACGTCGTTGTCAGCAGTTCCGGGGCGAAGCTCAGATTTCATCACCCGTGTCGCAACGAATTGCAAATCAGGTGGAATCACAAGTGTCTGAGGACGTGCAGCGATCATTAGACCACGCTCGTCTGTCCACTTGCCAATCTGAATAACAGCAGCCTCAAGAGAAGTCTCATTGAGGTCAACGGCAGTAGCTGGACGGTTGGAGTTCTTACCACCCGAAACGAGTGGGTGACCGTCACCGCCAGTTACACCATCACCAGATGCTGTGAAAAGGTTCACACCGTCACCGCCCTGGTAAGCAGCAGTAAATCCGTTGTTCAATGGAACAACAGCTTTAACCTGTTTGGTGTGGGCCATGGCGCGAGCCAAAGCCTTAGTATAACGAGCCGACAGAGAATCATAGAGATTATCTTCCATTGCTTCCTCGGTAATAGCAAAGCCCATGGCGATGGTCTCATGGTTGTAGCGAGCCGTGAAGCTCTCCTGTCCAGCGTCGTATGAAATTGCTGACCCCTCGTCTTTGACAGGAGCAGCATCGAAGCCCGAAAGCTTTACTTCTTCCTCAAAGGACCGGTCCGAACTTTCCGTCTCATAGATTGCACTATGCTCGTCATCGTACCGTGCATACTCCATTCCAAAGAGAGCATTAAGTCCAGGTAAAAGTTCTTTGAGTAATTGTGCGCGTGATATAGCCATTTGTCAGTCTCCTATTATACGCCAGTGGCGTTTAAGTATGAATGATTAGAGGCTGACCCACTCGACGCAGCATTAAATTTCACAATAACGTCAGGGTAGGCATCACTCGCGGTCGTTCCCTTCGGAGGCAGACTGTTAGGCCCGTCAACGAAGTCAAGGATACGAAGAGGCAACGTATTAGTTGTAGCACAACTGTCACCATCAATCGCATTTTTAGATTTACCGATGGAAGTAGATCCAGCGGTTTGTATAACGTCACAGTTTAGACCACGATCTGTGGTATTCACTGCTTCGTCAGCCTGCATCTGGAAAACGACAAAAGGATCATCTACCACATAAGCCATTGCATCGGTTGCTGCATTTGATGCTGGCCATTGTGTGCTATATGTCGGTTGTCCAGTCGTTGGGTCCGTATAAGAGCATCCCATAAAAATACCACAACTTGTTAGAGCAGCTGTACCGGTATCTTTTGCAATCGTACCGTCTGCTGCAACCTTAACGAAATCGCCATTAAAAATAGCAGTTCCATATGTGGTAATAATTGGTAAATGACGCACCTTGGCCGAATACGACCCTGATGCGCTTAGTGTACCAATAGGTCTGGCTCCATACGGTGAAGCTGAAGTAGCCATAATTTACTTACCTATTTTAATTATTAGTTTAATTCATTTAGCGGCCACCGCCACCAAATGCTACACGAGTTTTTCTATCAGGCGCAAGAACTGGCATCCGAGGATCGTTCTCACGCATATAGTTATTGTCAACTGCTTGCATCTGAGACTCTGCATGATTATGAAAATATGCACGTCTTTGGTCCACAGTTTCTTGTGGTGCTTTGCAGAGCAAGAGTCCGCCAACTTCTATTCCACCCTTTGCACCCCATTCCGATTTATGATCACTCATAATCTGTAACTCTGGATGATCTTCGGCACGAACCGGTTCCCAACCCTCACGAAAGCGTTTTGACACATTCGTGTTATCAGCGTTGCCAACCATAGAGGTTCGTATCCATCTAAACACCCAGCCGTCTTGGGGATCCGGGTCTGGTAAAATTGATGCAGGTTCCCACGACTGTTCTCTTTTTTCGTTTTCACGATTTTCGAGAGTGCGTGGCTCCCGTGGTGCGCGTTCATCAGACATTATGCCATCTCCTTCATAAGCTGTTTTGCATACTGCTCATTTGTAAGGCCCAGGCGTTTCGCGAGTCTCACCTGAGTTTCTGTCAACCTAATTGTGCGTGGCTTTGTCCCAGTCGTTCTAGACGCTGGTGCTACCACTGATTTAGCTTTTTTAGCTGGTGCAGTATCGACGATAACCGAGGATTCGTTGGTGCGCTCGTTACCGCTACTGAATTGCGCAGGAAAAACTTCCGCCATGCGTTTATCTATCAAATCGTAGTATTGATCACTCTCTGGGTCAATACCTTCCTTATTAACTAGTCTTTCATGGACACCATATGCGAAGCTAGTCATCTCTTCATCTTGCCCAAACCACGGATTGTCTTCTTGCCACACAACTGCCTTTGCATCAGGCTGAATTGGCTCCGGAGAATACTGTGGTTGCTGATTTGCCAGTTGACGGTCCTCTGCCATGGCTTGTTGCTTCCAATTATCAATAATTTTCTGTGATACTGCTGGTGCATAGGCTCTTCCAAGCTGTGCATCAGTCAATGCCTTCTGTGTTGCAGCAATTTGCTCTGCATCACCTGACTCATGGGCTTTTTTGAAGTTTTCTTCTGCTATACGGATGTTTGCATCAGCCCTATGCTGACTTTGTTGCGTTAAAGCTGTTTGTGAGTCCTGAACAAGCTTTAAAAGGCGTTGATTTTCCGTCTGAAGCCCTTGTGTGTAGTTTACTGCCTCCGAAGACAGCCGTTCTGCTGCTTCTTTGGCCCTACGCTCCTCATGGAACTCCCATTTTAGTTTTTTTATGCGTTTTTGGACTCTTTGGCCCACCTGCTGGATCTCTTCGTCGTTNGCCATGCCATCATCGTCTGATTTTGTAGATGCTGACTCTCTTTGGTCCTCTACAGGGCGGTCATCGACCACCTCAATCTGTAAATTATCGGAATCAGCATCACTTTCGACGTTTTCTGGTGGCTCAATCGTGGTCCTAACACCCAAAAATCGTTCTTCGTCTGTTGTTCTTACCGTTTGTTCGCTCATTTTATGCCCTTTCTACGCCTCTGGGGTCTTCTACGACCGCCTCTACAGTGTCATCGTTAATTAAGCGAAATTCTTTACCATGAATCTTGATTCTTGTACCACTAAAGGCACGAAATACTACCCAATCTCCCTCTTTACAGTAGGGACCACTGGGAAATCTCGAAAAATTACCGTATGCATCAGGTCCAGCCTTCAAAACAAAGCCTACAACAGTAGAAATTGCCTCTTCATGCTGGCTTTGTGCTGATTTAATGATGCCACCTTCGGTAGTTTCATCAATTTCTGGGAGTGCAATCAGCAACTTATAGCCTTTTGGCTCTGGAAGTTGCGATGCGGTACGAACAGAGTCATCACCGTCTTTGAATGTAATCTCTTCGACATCAATAACAGGACTTTCTATTTCTTTTGCGAGTGTCGCCATGCTTGCCTCTCGTTTTATTGTTGCGCCCCGTATGGGCGTTGCGTCCTACAAACTATAATTTTAGTAATTTATCCTCAAGATCAATAACTTCACGTTCTGCCCAGGCTAATCCTTCAATAATCCCAGTAATCTTGCGATACTCTTCCATATCTTTTGCCGATCCTACTGCCAAATGATCAGCCAAGTCATTCATTTGATTTCTAATTTTCTTTTTAAGTACTGAGAACACATCCTCACTCATCCAATCCCTCCCTTGCTATATCAATTCCGAGCTTCATACCATCAACATCTTGCTGAATATCAAAGCGTTCTTGGTCTATAGCTATCTTGGCTATCTCAATTTCCTGTTCTGCAGCAAACTGATCTTGTTCTGTTTGGTTTTTCATCGCCATTTCTTCACGATCCAAAGCAAGTTTCTCTCTTGCTATTTGATCTTTGGACATATCAGATTGCTCTTTAGCTGCAATCTTCTGCTGTTCTACTTGTGCCTTAGCCTGGTCAGCCTGTGCCTTACGCTGTACATCTTGCTCACGAATCTGCAATTCTTTTTCGCGTTGTTGTATTACAGGATCTTTCTGAGCCTTAGCATCTGCCTCAGCCTTAGCCCTTGCTTTCTTCTTGCCTAGCATTTGGTCAGCTGCTTCTGCTACCAATCCACTTAACCTCTTCTCAATATCTTCTGGAAGCGGTTGATTTGTAGGTGGCAGATCATAACCGAGTTCTTCTTCAATCTGATCACGGAATACAAATGCTAGGTGTTCTCTGAGGTGAGCATCTAACGCTGCCCCCATGGGACCACCCATCTTATTATTTTGCATTTGCTCTTTAATCTGCGGATCATTCTTAAGAACCATATGTACTTTCATATGGGCCTCATGGTCCTGATACTCAAATGCTTTAACCGGTTTCATCGTGAGCAAGTCTTCATTCTCACTAATAGGATCAGTCGGCACCACTTCATCAGGCATCGGCACAATCTTATCTGCGTTTGGAATACCGATTAACTCCATCATCTGCCTGTGAAGTAACGGCATGTCATACAATCCTGGCGATTGCTGTGCTAACTGCATTGCAGCTTGATACTGCATAATACGTTGTGCCATTGTAGAGGCGTTGGGATCCGAGACAGGAATTACGTCAACACGATCATCGAAGTCTTCTACTTTAATTTCCGT